CCGCTCGGAGTTTCACCCCTGAGAAAAACCCGCCACTTCAATCTCGACTTTCATGTAAGTGATTTACATTCACCATTGTAACACATTGAACATACGAATACCAACATCACATTCACTGTGTTGGTACACCCACACACATGCATGCATATGTCCTTTGTGTAGTACCCCCTACCTAAGCACCTACCACAACGCTTGCCCTTTATTACACCCCTACCTCTACATCTAGGACATTGTGTAGTTACCCCCCATTCAATCAAAGCGACTTTTCCGTGGGGTAGCTACAACCTGAATATGCATACCCTTCTTTCGATTGCAACGCATATGTGCTGCCTGTAAGTTACTTACATTGTGTGTTCCCCCCTTGGCGCGGGGGATGATGTGGTCAACGCTATTCGCACCCGGCAGTTGGCACAAGGCACAGATGTAGTTATCTCGCGCCAACACTTGCTTGGTCAGTTTCACCCAACCTCGCGGAAGGTCATTACCAGAGTGTTTGCTGTGCCCTAGCCGATTGCCTCTCAATCTGCCAAACCTCAATAACTGTAACTGCACGCCATGACTTTGATGTTCTGAGTTTCACAACTTGCGAGTCATCAACGTAACACACTCCTGTAAGTGCATCCATTACTGCTCGCACCAACTTGTCAAGGTCAGGACTCTTGGGGTAGCCATGCCGCCTGTCAATGGGTGGCTTGATTGCGAATGAGATACGCAGCCCGATGGGTCCAGTCCACTTCTCTGCTCCTGCGTGTCTCGCTGCATTCGCAACCTCAACCCTCCACGCTGAGAGTGCCGGTGCTGCCACATGGCGCACACGCGCTACCTTCAAGCGCCTGTTGTATACAGCAGTCATGCTGCCTTGCGGGCGGGGTTCACCTGTCACTAGGAACCTGAGCATTGCACAGCCTCAACTAGAAAGAGGCAGGGTGTGGCACTCATCCACTCACACCCTGCCTCTTGGTTACTTAGCTACTTCTTCTTGATGCCCTCCTTGGGGAACGGCAGCACGGACTCGATGCGCGAGTATCCGGCGTCGTTGATGATGATGACCAACTGAATGGGCATACCCGTCAGGCTGGTGAAGTCGATGTCGCTGCCAACCTCGATGGCAACACCCATGCCAGCAAGCCACTTGCTTGCCTTGGTGCGGGGGGTGATGCGGGGGGATGAGGTAGCAGTAACCTCAACATCCTCATCGCCATTGCGAGCGATGAAGCGCCACAGCCAGTAGCGCCCGCTGTCGTTCTCAGCATCCTCGATGCCCTCAAACGTAGCGGGGTAGATGCCAGCGGGGAGAACCGGAACGATGTCCTCAACCGTTGCACCATAGACGGGGTTAGGCATGTCTCTCAACTCCTAGTGACTTTTGCGGAACGAAGCCGCGTCTGAGTTTCAGGCTCTGGCCGAACGCCAGCCATTACGTTCTCAATCCAAAACTTGTCAACTGCTTCTAGCATCAACCTCTCTTTCTGTAAGTCCCTTACAACAGGGATGTGATAGAACGTGCTGCCGACTAGTGCGACAACAATCACCACATCACGATTGGTGCATGCCATTTGGGCACGCGCTTGATATTCATAGTGCGGATGAAGGTCGTCCTCTGACCATCCATACAGGATGCTGGATAGCTTGACCTCCATAAGCATGCGACTGTTCAGAACGTAGTAGTCAGGGGTTGCACACAAGTTGACGGGGGGATAACCCTTGTATTCAAGTGTGCGGGTTGCAGCGCGAACCTTCAACCCTAACTTCTTCGCTGCATACCGTGCGATGTAGGGTTCAAAGTGAACACCCAACGCCATTGCTTCACTCTGCGAATGAAGGTCCATTGCCGGGGACATCAACCTGTCGTATATCTTCGTTGGTGAAGTATACGGATGATGCCCCAACAATGCGTAGACTTCTGATGCGCTCACATTGCGTGAGCGCACCAAGTCATTAGCCGGTGTCAGTGCGGGCACAGTCTACCCTTTCACTTTCAGGCTCGCGGACCGTAAGCAATCCACTGGAATGGCATGTTTGCATTCACTGCGGACTCGCGGACCTCTCTTGCCTGAACCTGAAACTGCGTAGCAGTCGGAGCAGCGCGAAGTCCGATGTGAACATTCGCACCACTGGATGACCCGCCAATGGTAATCACAACCACAGGCGGCAGAGCGAATGGACGGGGGAACACAATGATAGGCTGGTCAGACACTGCGGCATTGGGGAAGTTGACATTCCCCACGCCCGCCTGAACATCCATCGCTACAACTGCGTCGTGAACAACGTCGCCCCACGCTTCCGCGATGGGTTCGCCCGCTGCCGGTGCTGTCGGTACTGCCACAGTTTCACACTCCGTATGCTGAAACGAGATACCCGATGAGGAAACCCACTGCGCCAGCAGTGATGGTGAAGAACAACATCTGTCGCTTCATCCATGCAATCTCTTGGCGATGCGCCTCCCATTGACTCCACTCTCTACGCGGAGTGGCTTGCGACTTGAACCTATCCATGAAAGAACCTACCAATCTTGTAACGATACCATTTGATGTTGAATGCGAGTCGGTCAATGAAACTCATCGTTTACCTTCTTGACCAACTCTGCATCGGGGAAGTTGGGGTCAACTTCCAGCGTGCAAGGCTCACGCATGTCGATGAACATACCGATTGCATGTCGCTTGCATCGTGAGTAGTAGTTGCGGCAGTAACTCTGAGCGCAATGCCCATCGCGATACTTGTCGTGATTACACTGCGTCATTTGCCAGCCTCTGCACGATTAGCAAGTTGCCACCCTGCTTGGCGATGTCTGTAACTGACTTACATTCCTCGCACTTGCCTTCGGTGAACAACTGGTTGGGAACGTCAATCGTCTGACGTGACTTGCAGTAGCTGCAAGTAAACTTCAAGTAGGCTACCCCACCCTGCCGCATGACTGCATACACAGTCTTGGCAAGGTCGTTCAATGGGTAGTCATTGTATTCAGGCACAGTCTCTCCAATGGGGGTGACCCCCGGTGCGCTCACTTACAGACACACCGGGGGTCATTGCTGCTAGACTTCGACCGAAGCCTCTGCCACGTCGGCAGTGCGTGCGGCTTCAATCTCGTTCCACAGCGATGGCATGACGGCTTCGACCATCACGCGGGTCGCGCCGTGCAACTCGCTGGCTGACTCAACCAACTTGGGACCAACGAGCACTGCAATGATGTCGCCACCGGCAGCAGCCACTGACGCATCCTCAATGCCTTCCAGCATCTGCTGGTACAGCATCGTTGCCGCAGCGAGAACCGCGTGCCACTGCTCGCGGGTCATGCTGATGGACAGCACATCCTCCCACGCCTGACCTTCTTCTAGGTCAAGTTGCATGGCACGGATTTGCTTGCTTTCAAATGTCGGCACAGTCTTTCCTTTCACAGAGTTACGAGAGGGTGATTGCTCACCCTCTCATTGTAACTCACTTACACAAGTTACTCAGCGTCGTCGCCGTCGTCGTCGCCGTCGTCATCCCCGTCGTCGTCGCTGTCGGCATCTGCGGCAGCGGAAGCAACGAAGTCCCGAAGGTTCTCGATGGCTGTGGTCAGCACCGGCTGGACATCCCCAAGGATACCCTCAACGACGCCCCGGTCCGGGTCGCCCGCGTCAATGCTTGCGACACGAGTGATGAATGCGTTGAGCGCATTCTCCAACTGCGTAGCGGTCACCTTGGCGGCACGCTCCGAAGTGACTTCGGGTGCGGTGCGCTTCCGGGTGGTCGCTGCCTCAGCGGGCAACTCGCCAGCCTCAATCATTTCCGCGCGAGTCTGCTTGACGACTTGCAGCGCGCGAACGCGGGTCATCGTCCAGCCAAACTCATCGGTGAGGTACTTCTCGAAGGAAGAATACTTGCGCTTCCCTGCCGCATCCTTGTGCAGCTTCCAAAGGTCATACGTGTGGATGATGGTCAGCGAACGATAGACGTTGTTGACCTTCTCACTCGCAGCCTTCCAGTTGCGCTTGATGATTGTCTCGTTGCTTTTGAGTGCAGCGAGTTTGTCGCTTGCGGGAGACTCTGCGTTCAGCACAATCTCGCCCTCGACGACGGGAACCAACTCCGTGGTCACAGTCTCTACTCCTTACCAGTGGGAGGGACAAGCACCGCATCCGCTTTGGTGGGAGGCTTGGCACCTGTCTCTCTTATCTGATGTATACATCTTACACCCGATGGGGGGTCATTGCAAGTTACGATTACGCAATAATGCGAGCCGCGCATTGCAGGTTTGTAACTGGCTTACAATCCCTCCGTGTCCACCCCCATTCGCTTGGCGAGCGCACGCGCGTTCTTCCACGCCCTACCCTGCCCATTGCTGGTGCGGGATATGATGAACGAGAACCCACCGCGCTCTACTCTGGCATGCCCGCCCCCGGTGCTGGTGACAGTCCAGCCCTGCTCCGCTGCTCGCTGCGCGAGCGCACGGAACCTGTCTGAACGGAAGGTCGTTGACCCTACCAGCGGGGCGACAGCGTGCCTGTATGTGACCCCCTGTGGGATAGGGGTATCGGCGGCATGCTGCCTGACGATTAGGTCCGGGTAGTCATCGTTCATGGCACGCAGCACATCCATTAGCCGGATGCGAAGATGCCATGATATGTCCGTGGTCATCACTTCCTGAATGCTCATGGCGAGCGATGCCACGTCCCCTACTGCGGGGACATCGTAACCCACGGTGCGGAGCGCATCGCGCTCCGCTTGCGTGGTTTCACGCACCCTCACCCAAGGATGCCCTTGGCAGTCATCCAGACTGCATGGTTGTGGCTGTCGCGGTTGCCACTTGCGTACCACCAGCCATCAAGCCAGCCTCGCGCGTCAACGAGTCCATAGGACACAACGCGGTCAGCGAGTCGATGGAAGATGATGCGCCCAACCTGCGTCTGCTCAGGCGCGTTCGCCAGTTGCAGCAGCGTGAAGCTAACGTCGCGGGGGTTCATGGTTGGCACTCTCTCTGTCGTCAGGCGTCTGCCTGACCTACTACTACGATACCAGATTGTAAGGGACTTACAACCTACGCCATGTTCAGACAAGGTGAAGGTTCCTACACATTGACATCGCCCTCCGGGTCATGCGGGTTGCGGGTTGCGATGACCTCCGGGCGGTCCACAAGTCCAAGGTACTCACGCGCCCACTCCAACGCATGATGATGCCCGGTTTCCCTCATGCCCTTGCTATCCTTCACGATTGCCCATGCTGCGTCACGAATGCAGCGGGGACATTCATTCTCAACCTTTCGGTGCTGGCAGTATACGGGTGAGGGTCCGTATCTAAAGTCTCGCTCGTACAAGTGAAACCGACAGTTACCAAAGGTTTGTTGATGTGTGCAATACACCGGCACTCTCTCATGGTGAAACACCCAACGTCGTTGGGGTGCTGGTCCGAAGTGTAAGCTACTTACATCGCAACTCCGCTAAACCTAGATTGTTCATGTAAAAGTTGCACCCGTACTACCAAGTCGGAGGGACCGCTGACGCGCCTGTTTCCACCATGACTCGGGGGGAGGCACTGCGGCTTTTGGACCGCCCTGCCTGTACCTCTCTAGCCAAGGTTCCAGCCTCGCCAGCGCCTCGCGCTTGACCCTCGCTGCCAGCGTGTTGCGGACTCGTTGCCGCATCGCCATCGTCCAACGCTTGAACGGTTCAGGGCGCCGGGTGAAGATGTACGTTCCGCCATTGCGCCCACGGATAGTCGCAAGGTCGATGAAGCGCCAAAGGTCCAAGCGCCGCAGGAACCGGGAGACTGTCGCCCTGCTGCAACCAACAGTATCTGCAATGTCTTGCATTACGTTGCGCTTGGCACGCTTCCAATACTTCTGTACCTCATGCCAAATGGCGTGCTGCTTGGATGTCATCCAGACAGTACGCCCACGGAACGTCACGGTGTAAATGGCAGCGGCTGGGTGATGCGCCCTGTACGCCCTCAGCGCACCTGTGTCCCCGCCCCCGGTGTACCACTCAGTACGAATGGCACCCTCCGGGCGGGGGTCATACGGCATCCGGCAAGTCTCAAACCCTCTCTCGGCATCGTCTCAAATGTAAGTGAGTTACCTCCCGGCGGAGACTGTGCCAGAGCGACACCGGGAGGCTTGTAACATTATCGCACATTTTCCAACATTGTGCAAGTTACGCCCAAGTACCCCCTTGCACGTCTGCCACCCCTGCCCACGTCGCTTGTCCCCAACGCCCGGAGTCAGGGTCCAGATACCAAGTTGTCTGGTTCCACCGTCCCTCGTCCCAACTCTCGTTAGGGTGCATCACGGCTTCAAGCGCATCGCCCACCGGGAACGGGGGAGTGCCTGACGGATGCTCAATCCAGTAATGCATGTCCCTGAGAATGTCCTGAGAGTAGGCAGCTACTTCGTAGTCCGGCGCTGGCTTGGCAGGGTAGAACACCGGGGGTTTCGGCGGGTCCGGTTCAGCGGGTGGAGTAGGCGGCGGGGTTGGCTCAGAGGCAACAACCTTGCTCACAGCAAACATGATGCTGCTGTGCAGCGCCTTCGCCCATGACTCGATTTTGCTTGGCGGCACCCACTGCCAGCCTGTCGCCAGCGGGTCACCCCACAGCCAATCACCTTCGCTGTTTGTCTCAATGCCAATGGCGCATGCGTGCGAGCCATCGAATGTCTCAGCACCGGGGACGTTGCCCTCCCCTTGGATGAGGATGGCACGTCCCTCGTTGTGCGCTGTCTTGACTGCGCCCCACCCGGCACCCGTCTTGATTGTCAGCGTCTGATTGCCGTAGCGGTCCCATGCAGTCTTGGCGTCGTAAAGGTCAGTGCCCCCGCTCATGTCATCTTGATGGTGGCGCATGTCGCCACCCTGCGGCCCACTCTTGTCTTTCACATGATAAGCGTAAACCAATGCTGCACTTACCATCGTACAGTTTGACCATCCGTGGTCGTTTCCTGTACCAGATGACTCAGAACCGTAAGGTTCCTTCGGGTCTTTTGCAGGGTCTTGCATTCGCCAATCGGGACGGAATGCTGCACCTGTGTCGATTGACTCGACAACCTTGACGTTCCACTGTGTCGGGATACTTTCAGGACGCGGTGCAAGTTTCCGCAATCCTGCGATTACTGCCAACTCCCTTGGCATTGCCTCAATGACTTCAATCTCTGCTTCAAACATTGTAAGTCACTTACAGCAGAACGGCGAGACAAAGCAGAACGATTGCAACCGCAAGCAGCGTTGCGCCCATTCCGGCAAATGATGCCACCGCGAGAATGATTGCTCCGATTGCAAGCAAACGCTTTAGCGTTGCAGTTTCCATCACGCATTCACCGTTAGCGTCAGTTTCAACGACGGGCGGTTTCCTGCCGTTCCATGATGACGAGAGTAGAAACAAGTTGTCCACTTGCTGCTATCCTCGCCACCACTGATGATACGCAACCCATGCTGCGACTGTCCACTGAACCACGCACGCACAATCGCTGTGATGTCGATTGACTTCTGTGTACCTGTACCCTTCGGCACTCCTGACGACACAGCGCCAGATGACGTAACGGAAGGTCCGGGGTACTTCACTGCGTTTGATGTCCCGAAGCCACAAGTAGAGTTATAGCTGCCTTCGCTGAAACTCTGAGTCAAACGCTCCACTTTCACCTTCGGCTCAGAACCGAACGCACCGCAAGTGTTCTGCCCAATGGTGACAATCAACTCAGCCTTGTCAACGGATACAACCCCACCCCAAGGGATTGCAGCGAAACCCATCACTGCACGGTTGCGATACGGACTGATGTAACCAATGGGAAGGTTCACGTCAGTACCGTTGCCCGCGTCCAGCGAAGATGAATGCGCCAACCTTGCATCCTTCGTGCATGCGTAGGTGCGCGTCACCTTCACTGTGTTAGGCGGCGGAATGATTGGCGGCGGTGTGATTGGTGGAGTTTCAGCCTCTGCCCATTCATTCGCAGGAATGTACGAAATGATATGTGCGCTCCACCCTGAGTCAGTGTTGGCTTCAAGCGATGCACCCAACACTCTAGCTGCAACATCAATCGTCGGTTCCACAGAGTCCACATGCAATGAGGCAATGTCAATCATGCCCAGCGCAAGGATTTGCTCTAGTTGGTCCTCAGTCTGCGGGCGAAGCGTTCCGGGGAAATACTGCAACCCTGAACCTGCACGGTCCGCAAGAACACTGTCAGCCCACACCTGAGCATTCGGCACCGGCGCTTCACGCCTCAGCAGAATGTCGCCATAAATACCAATCTTCCCAATGTCCAACGCTCCAACTGCAACTGTCGGGGCGAGAACATCATACGCAATGATGTGCGTAAAGACTGACTGCAATGACCCATTACTTTTCATTGTGTCGATTGCAATGCCAGTTTCACCGCCCACGTCAAACCCAATGTCGCGGGGGTCACCAAAGGAACGGAACCGCAGCGTACCCAGCCTGTCCATCCAGACAGCATACAACGCATCGTAGGCTGCGCTGAGAATGTGCGTCCACACTGTTGCTTCACGGTCGTCGATGGGACCAACGGGCGGGTCAACTGAACCGACAAGTGAAATGCCGTAGTTGTAATGAGACAATGCAGTATCCACTGAGAACACGTCAGGGTATACTGCAACTTCATCCAAGCGCCCAGCGAATGTATTGCCAATCCTAAATGATGCAACTGCACCACTGAACGCAACCACCGGCCCAACAACAGTGGCGTCCACTGCGTCCACAATGACGCGGATGGCACTGCCCTGCCGCGTGACGAGAACATGGTGAGGCACGTCAACTGTGATGGCACCGGGCGGGGATGAGGCTGTCAGCGTCCCTGTGGGTGACCCTGCGCTCACACAGATAGCACCGTCATTCCTCAACCAGATGCACGGTGCTGTTCCACTGTTGCGGTCAACGATGACGCCACTTGCGGCAGGTAAGGCACTTACAAGTAGCCATGTCTCAAACGTCCAGTTTGGCGCAACAAGCGCAGTGGGGATGATGCCATGCCCACCTGCAAACAATGCGCTGAAACCTCCACTGATAAGTGGTGGTTGCTTCAACGTAACTGCACCAACGAATGAACCATTGTTGAGACTGCCGCTACTGTCAACCATAGTAGCAAGGTCAGCATCATCCAACTTCCAGTAACCAAGAGGATTGTGTTCCCGCACTTGGCTGCTGTAATCCGCGCCCTGTCCCTCGACAGGAACCAACTTACCAATGCCCGCCTTGTTGATAAGATACGCGGCCCGCGCTCGCAGAGTGCTTGGGACATTGGGGTCAAGGTTCTGCCCCGCGAGCAACTTAGCTCCAACGAGCAACTGAATGTTGTCGGTGCCACGCAGCGTGCCTTGACGGGAGATAAGGTCGTAATCAACTTCGTCAATCAAACCTTGGCGCACAACTCTGCGTTCATTGGTTTCATTGATGTACGAAAGGCGAATGGGTTTACCCGGCTTGATTGCCTGAGCATGAACACTTCCACCATTCGACGGGTCAAGCAACCTGTCGGGGTCATACGTGCGAATGCTCCAACTGCCAGCAGCAGCAACAGTCAGCACACCGGCAGGGTCATCCGCTCCCCATGTAACCTGTGCATTCATTGACTGCGGTGTAACATCCTGCCAGTCAAACAACGCCCAAGCAGCATTGTCCCACAATGCTTCATCCCACTTGGCACTGCCGGGGACAGCACCCAGCACTTCAATCTTCGCGCTTCCAATCGCGGGCAGCGGCGGGAGGATAGGGTCCGTCACTATGAGCGCCCCGGAGTGAACACACTGCCAGCACCATTGCGACGTGAATAGTCGCGCAGTGCTTTTGTAACCCGCGCCTCAATAACTGACGGGTCACCAATGATTGTGATGTTTACTCCACCGGCTCGATTGCTTCCACCAGATTGTAAGCCATTTACAGTTGCCGCTGTCGATGCAGCAGTAACCGCCCCATTCACTGCATTGAATGGGTTTAGGTCAAGGTTCTTCAACTTGTCAACTGCACTGCCCAGCGGTCCCAGCAGGTCTTGGATTTTACCAATCAACCTGTTGACTGCATCCGCTACGCTGCCAATAACATCGGCAACCTTACCAAACACGTCTTTCACTTTCTCCATCAGCGGCATCAACTTGCTGACGAGTAGTGAAACAAACCGCGTAACAATGTCCAGCGCCTTGCTGAACGCTGTTGCAATCAATGCAATGACCTTCGCCACTGCATCCAGCAACGGAACAAGAACCGGCAGGACTGCAACCACCAGTTGAGACAGAGACTCAATAACAGGAAGCAACGCATCCAGCATCGTCCTGAACGCCGGTGCCAGAGCCTTGCCAACCGTGATGGCGAGTCCCTTCAATGCGTTCTTCGTTTTGATGCCCGCCGCCTCGCCAGAGTCAGCGAAGATGTCAGCCTGTCCCGCAGCAGCGGCAGACGCATTGGCAATGGTATCCATGCCAGTTGCCCCGGCAGTCAGTCCGGGGATAAGCGCCTTCAACGCCCTGTCATTGCCCCCATACGCCTTGGCAACTGCATCCGCCGTTGTCGTCAGGTCAGCGCCTGACAGCCTCGCCACGTCCTGTGCGACTGCCAGCAACTCAGCAGACTTCTCTGCATCACCAGTTGCGGTTGCCAGCGACACAAGCGCATCGCGCGTCTGCCCGCCTGAGAACGCCAACTCTTTAGACGCCTTCTGAGCATCGGCAATCGGTCCCGCCATGCTATCAGCGTCAATGCCAGCGTTCTCCATCGACTGCCCAAACAACTTGACGGCAGTGTTTGCCTTGTCGCCAGCAGCGCCCAACTTCGCCACGGCAGCGGCAACGCCCGCGATGGGTGCGGCAACCTTGGCAACCTTGCCAAGTTTCCCGGCAGCACCGGAGAACCCACCAATCTTCTTTTCTGCTTCCTTCAATCCCTTGTCAAGTCCCTCAGTCGCAGAGACAATGACAACGGTAAGAACCGGCCCGCTAGGCATTACTTCCGCCTTCGTGCTGCGCGGTTGCGTCGCTCCTGTAAGTCAGTTACAGCCTCAATCTCAGAGACTGTCATCTGCTCTGCTTCTCGTGCAGAAACGTGCGCCAACTGTGCAACTGCAACTGTTGCCTTTGCTCGCGCCTTTGTTTTGTTGCTGGTTGTGCCTTCGCCCGTAACGATGATGTCAAACCCACACGCATCTTCAAACGTGAGTGTTGGTTCCACACGACGCATGATGACCCATGCAAGTGCATAGACAAGTTTCGCTTGCAGGCTTTCGTTGAGCAATGACTCTCGCAACTCATCCAACGGAATGTCGGCATTGTCGGCAGCATCAAGCAACTCCAACAAAGTCAGCTTTCCAATGTCGATGCGCGACAAGTCAAACTCCACCCTTCGTCGCGGGGTGGAGTCCAGAATGTCTGCAACGTTACTGCTCAAAGCCATTGCCCTCTGCAATCTCTTTCATCCCCTTGTCGTAGGTTGCAACTACGTCTTTCTCGTTGCGCTCCCACGAATGAAGGATTGCAAGTGTAGGTTCAACGTCCTCTGTACCAAACTCTTGGAAGGTCCAATACTCCTGAGAGTTTACAAAGAACGCTGAGTCTTTGTCTGTGTCAACATCCCATCCCGCCGCCATCGCGCCGGTATGCACTCTTGTCAAGTGCTGAATGTCAGGAATGAGCGCATTGGCGGCATCTTCCGCAAGCGTTGCCTTCTCTTGGTCAAAGTCGCGGGACACCCCACGAAACGCGGCTTGCGCTTCGGGGATGCCCTCGACCCTCGCAATGTCAGCCACTTACATTACGGCCCAGCGACAAGCGCCGGGGTAGTGACGAATGGAAGGGTAACCTCAAACTCAGCGAACGCGCCAACCTCTCCACCGTATGCAACGGGGATGAGGGTAACCTGTCCCTCAATCTGCGGCGTGTCAGCGGTTGCAGTGGCAGTCTGCCCATGAGCATTGACAACCACATCGGCAATCGCGCCCTTGTTGTCCCACAGGAACCGCGCCAGTCCGGTTGCGCTGTAATCCTGCCCAGCCCGCATGACGAGCGAGTAGGTTTCAGGTTCGCTGTTCGATGCCACCGCCCCGTCAAGTGTCGGGTACGTCACAACGTCCCCAGCCTCAACCTCGACGTGAACGTCTGCCGCGTCCCCCTGAAACTCCACCGCTGCCCCTGCCGGGTCAGTGATGCCAAGAGTAAACTTGGCAGTCTTGATGAATAGGATTGTCGCCACGGTCAAACCTCCGCTGTTGTCTCAATGACGCCTCGACAGGCGAAATACTTAGTCCCGCCCATGTCGGTAATGGCTGGCCTTTGCCAAAGCAGCGTGCCCCACCCTTTCAGCCCCATGAGTCCAGCCTCAATGGCGGAAACCATTGCCTCCAACTCATCGAACGTGGCGAGCGAGTCGGTACGCCCAGCGACAGCCCAAACCTCCCATCGTTGTGCGCGTCGTCCGTTTGCCAGCCCAATCCTGTCAATCCAAGGTTGGGCAGGGAAGATGCGGGCACATGGAGCGTTGAACACTCCCATACCGTAATACGCAGGGATGCTGGCTGCCTCTAGTGCTGCCAGCAACTCCCCGCGTGCATCTTTCAGGCTCATCCGATGCCCGGACCATTGCCGTACCTGTCAACAAGGGGTTGCATACCCGCGAGGTAGTCACGCGCCACGCGGATGGCATTGCCCTCCAAGTCGGCAAAGCCGGTGAGTCCAAACGTTGCCTCACGTCGCTTGTACCCTTCGGCACCAGCGAGCAGCAAGGCAACGTTCAACTCATCTTCTGCGCCTGACGGAGACTCAATAACCGCGCCGTTCAGTCGGGTTGTCAGCCCCGACACAACGGCAGCAGCTACCGCGTCTGCCCAATCGGTTTGCTCCGGTGTTGGGTTGGGAACCCCCACGAAAGCCAACACCTGAGCGCCCGTCAGCGCAAGTGCCATTCAGCCCTACTCGTCGGTCTTGCCGGACGGGTCATCCGGGTGCCGGGGGGAAGCCAACTCCTCATCCGGCACACCATCAACCGTCACGTCACGCCCGCCCATGTCGGCCTTGGTGAGAGTCTGCTTCCCAACGTCGTTGGACGTTGGTGCCTCCAACTCCGGCGTGCCCTCGATGGCTTCGGCTTCCGCCTCGACCTGCTCGTCCTTTTCCTTCCGGGTCATTGCTTGCCCCTTTCGATAGTAGTCGCTTGGTTCCGCCCTGCGCGGCATGTAAGTGAGTTACAACTGTCTTTGCGTAAAGACAGTTAGACGTTGGTGTAGGTGTACCGGCGAACGCCCTTCGGCTCCAGAACCGCGAAGCCGAAATACTGCCAGATTGCGAACACGACGGACTGCGGTCCCTCGCGCTCCAGCAGACGGATGTCAAGGATGGCAGACTTCCACTGCCGCGCGTCGTTCTTGCGAGACACAATCTCGTTGGTGTCCGCAAGCAGCGCCCACGCCGGGGTCACAGGAACCCCACCAATCACGCCACTCTGGAAGCCGGGTGCGCTACCCATCTGCCCAAGTGCGTTCTGCGGGTTGACGTAGGACAGCAGCGAGCGCCCCGCGCCATCGACAGCCCCGACAAGGTTGCCCCAATCGGTAGCGTTCACAAACACGCCCTCAGCGGGCAGCATCCGTGCGCCAGCCCCACCGGCAGCAGCGCCAGCGTAATACTGACCCAGCACAGAGGCGATGCCGTTGTGAAGGTCGTTGCCCGCACCGGCAGCCCCTGCCGTGTCAGGGATGGCACCAGTGGCAGGGAGTGCTTCCAGCACCAGAGCGATTTCGCGCTCCGTGTCCCGCATCAGCAACTCACGAAGTTGGTTGCCGATGATGATATCCGTGCCCGGAGAGGCACCGTCCACCGCCTGACGAGACACAATGGACTCGCCACCAATCGTCTTGGGGGTGAGCGTCTTGGGTCCAGTCTCAACATCGACATTGGCAACCGGCGCGTTCTCCGCCGTCTGCACGTCGGTATCGCCCGTCACCGCCGAGAACGTCGGAACGATGATGGGAGTAGGTGCCGTGATGGGAGTGGTTGCGAAGAACGCAGACAGCGGCCCGGTGTATGCGATGTCCGGCACATACAGGTCCGGGTAGTACGTTGTCGGGTAGGCACCCGCGATGTCAGACGAGTCGGTTGCCCGGTTCATCTGGTTGGCAAGGTCCAGCACCAGAGCCTTGTGCCGGGACATGCGCTCTGCCGCCATGCTGTCCCGGTTCGCTGTCATCAGGTCAGCGAAGTAGGACTGACCCGACTGCGGCCCGTAGATGCTTTCGGAACGGGTGATGACAGCACCGCCACCGGCAGCGCGGGCGGGAAGGGACCGGCGCTCTGCGTCACGCCGCTGCTCGTCAGCGCGAGCCTCGACAATGAGTGCATCCACGTTGGACACACGCGCCGTCAGGGACTCGACATCCCTTGTCTCGTCCTCGTCAAGCGAACGATTGTCAGTCTCAGCGATGGACCGCACAGCAGCAATCTGCTGCGTGATGACATCACGGCGCTCAGTGAGCGCAGCGACGGTAAGGTTAGGCACCCTGCCAATCCTTTCTGTGGCTCGCGCCACGCTCCTCAATGCAACTCGCGCCTGACGATATGCGGGCGCATAGCTACCAGCGACTGCCGCAAGGCGTACCCCTGCGTAATGTTCAACAACGTCGCCCTTCCGCCGAAACTTTCCCGGCACAAACTCAACGCTGACTCCGTTGATGCCTGACTGCACCGCGCTCCGCGCTTGCGGAGTTTCCGGCACGTCCAGATAGTCGCCAAAGAACCACAGTCCGTCCGTGCGTTCCTCAGCCCGATTGATTGCCCCCACAGGCACGCCACCATCGACGCCATGACGGTTCAGCAGCGCGATGCGCTCCCCCGCTGCGATGTCCCGCACCGCATCGGAGAACGCGCCTCTCACAAACCTCTCACGTCCGTATGATACGTCAATGGCAACTCCGAAGGGGACAGCCATGCCCTCAAAGCGCCCCGGCTGTCCCTCAACGTCGCGGACCTCGATACGTCCAAGCGACGTGGTACGAGTCTCAGGCATTGACTGGCTCCTTCACCGCGCCGTCAGCAACCTTGCCAGCGGCACCGTTCTCAGCCTGTTCCACTCGCGCTTCCTCCAACCTGTCAATGTCGTCGTTCTCGCCCAAGCCTTCTTCGGTCCGCACTTCCTCCGGGGTCATCCAAGGCTTGTTGCCCACGGCAATCTGCCAAGCACGGAACCGGGACTCTTGCGATGCCCGCGTCAGTCGGGTCATGTCGATGAGCATGTAACGCTCGTCAGGAAGTAAGTCACTTACAAGGTCTTGGATGGGGTCATAGAACCCAGCCAGTGTGAACCTGTCCAGTGACAGCGCCTCATCCTGAATGTTGGCGTATGTCTTTGACTCGCCAGTTGGGGTGATGTTCAGGTAGTGTGCCGAAACGCCAAAGAGGTTCCCAACCTCAATGGCAATATCGCGCCGTGCCTCAACTGCGGCCTGTTGCGATACGTCAGCGCCCCACGCCTCAGCCTTCGCGCCCTTGCCCAGCACCAGCGGGAAGTCCGGTCCCTTGGCGCGCCGAGTCCGATAGCGGTTGCCCAGCCCGTCAGCCTGAATGTCAGTCAACTCCTGCTCAGTCGTAATCTGAGTCGTCGGAGCGCCACCGGCTTGCCAATACCGACTGACGTAGACATCGGATGCCCATGCGCTCATCATGGTGTTCCGTGCCATTTGCAGGATGCCCTGCAAGTGGATGGGCACACCCGGCCAGAACGCGGAGCGCATCGGGATGACTGACTCCCCCGACACAGTACCAGCGATGCCGCTAATGCTGTACGCGGTTGGCGGGAACACGCCCCAAGGGTCAATCAGCCCTGACGGCACAATGGCTTCCTTCGGCAGAGGCAACAGGCTACCGGGGACGCCCTCGTCATCTACACCGCCAACCATGTAGATGTATGAAATGTCAGTGAGGCACATCGACGCAATGACACGCCAGCACCATTCGCGCCGGGTCATCACTGCGGCAGGACGTTTGACGATGCGACTGACAGTGGGCAGACGTTGCGGGGGTTCACCCTCCCACTCAGTCCAACGCTGCCCCGCGATTGCATTCGCAATCAGCGAGACACACCGCCTGACAGCAGAAACCCCTGCGGCTTCATAAACCGTCAGGGGAAACGCTGCGGGTTGGATGGACGGCCCCACGCCCCAACTGTGGGGACCGGGGATGATTACGTCACGCTTCTCGACCTTGGCAAGTGCAGTTGTGCGATGCTTCTTGCTCACCCCCTAAGAATAACACATTACCTGAATGTAAGCAACTTACAAGAACACCTGCACTGGTGCAAACACTTTCGCTGCAATAGCTACCGACAATGTAGCAGCAACCAAACCTGTAATCGGAGCGCCGCTAATCTTCCACCGCCACGCACCCTCAGTACCAATGAAGCGACGTTGAGCAACTGCAACCTGTGAGTCAATGAATGGGTCATCATGCGCGAGTCGTCGTGATGTAACTGCCTCCGCAAAGTCTGCACATGCCATGAGCATCTTGGGTGCCGTGATTGATTGATACGGCAAACCTGTCTCAACTGCATGTCGCTCCAACGCCGGTGCCAGTGAAGATGACGCGGAGTAGACAATAGCATTCACTTTCACCTTCGCTGCCAGTTGTGCAATCTCCCGCGTGAAGTCTGCTGCTGTCAGCGGTAGCTCTGGACGTGCAAGCAAATGACGATGCACTTCAACTCCAACGCGGTCATCGCCACGCATTGCAGCAACAGTAATCGTGCCCTCACTCCACACAGTTGTAACGTCCACTGCAATGACGTAATCACCAACTACGCCCGATGGTTGCAATGGTTCCTTTTCACGACACGCGCCCCACGCTGCAAGACTGAATGGAGCATCTACCCTTTCATCATGCCAGCGGTTTAGTCGCTCCCTAATCCATGAACCTTTCGGCAGGATGCCAAACTCGTTCGCAATCTGCTGACGTGAAAGTCTGCCCCCATCCAATGAAGGATTGGCTTTAGCCAACTGCTCCCAATCCAACCCAACATCGTCATCGTCCGCACGCCACCACAGCCCCATGAACGATGGGTCATGCTGCTCCGCGCCTGTGCTTTGTCTCAGCAGTTTCTCATACATGGCGCGGAGAACAACGCTGTCCGCGAACCCTGCCGTGCTTGTCATCAGCATCTGACTGTTGCGGATGGCAACCTGTGCCGGACTCAGAACCTCGTATGTCTCAAACGATGTCTGCGTCAGAACCTCGTCAAAGCAAATGAGTCCCGGTGAGATACCGCGTGCGCTTCCCGGTTGGGACGTTGCCACGTCCACCCGGACTCCGTTCAACTCGATACCTGTAAACTGCGTGGCTCGCGCTCTGGCTACGCCTTGTCGTCTGGCAGAATGCCCCCATGTGTTGATGTCCGCATAGGACATGACATCGCGCCGGATGAAGTCATACGGGATGCGTGCTTGCTTGGCATCGTGTGCCGCAAGTAGCACGAAGTCCCACTTGCGGAACGTGTCCCACTTGTAACCCTCGTCCATCAACCACCCGACGAAGGAACGCACAATGACTGACTTGCCATTCTGCCTCGCTACCGACAGCAGCACCTGACGCGCAAGTAGGTTCTTCTCAGCGTCATGCTCCAACGCCCGGTACAGCGCGTACTCCTGCCAAGGGTCAAGGCGCATCTTCAATCGACGCCTTGCCCAGCTAACCACCTTGGGTCCGAATGACCCCGTAGCCAGTGGCGACAGCGGAGACTCTAGCGATGGTCCGACGGCCAACGGGTCCGGCCCCCAATCCCTCATGCTACTCCGCCGTCAAGGGTGCGCTCGCTGCGCTCGCCCTTCGGCCCTTGACTGGCGGGCATGAGAGGGTTGTGGGACCGGCCCCCGGATGGCCCGGAGAGGCGCAGATTGTCAGTCACTTACAATGCTCCTACTGCCCATGCGAGCGCCAGTGCGACGAGCAGCCCCACGGCCAGCACCAGCACCAGACAGGTCAGGCATGCCGTGGTAGCGTCCTCGTCCATCCGTGCCATACCCCTAAGATTTACACCGGCTAAAAACAACGCTAAGGGCACCCCGGCCCGGAGTGGCACCCCCCCCCACCCCGCCCATTTACATGGCTTAGGATGGCTCCTGTGAGCGTTCAGAGGATGTGCGTGTCAAGGTCATAACCCGGCAGTCTCGCGCCCGCGTGATTGCGCCCATGTGGCAATACGCGCACGGGGGGGACACAACTGTCAGGCACAGTTTTGAAAAC